GTTGATAGATCAACCCATGCTGAACCGTTGTAAACCTGCAACTGTGTTGCTGTCGAGTAGGCAACCATTCCGGCTGAAGGGGTTGGGATGGCTGAGGCTCGTGCTGCGGTGCCTGCGAACACCATCACGGACTGATCCATGAGGTAACCGTTAACGTCTGATGCAGTTAAGGTGTCGCCAGGCGACCAAGTTTTTCTTCCAAGACCAGGCATGATCCTCCTACTTTACACGCTCACCCAAGCTGTGCCGTTGTACACGACGAAACCTGTTGCTGTTGAATATGAAACCATCCCTGCCGATGGTGAAGGAATCGCTGATGAACGTGCAGCTGTACCAGCAAACACCATCACCATCTGATCCATCAAATACCCGTTGACATCCGCAGCGGTCAGCGTGTCTCCAGGTGCGAACACTTTCCTTCCAAGACCAGGCATAGTTCTACTTTAGCCTAAGCCCTTCGTGTCATCGTCAAGTTCATCGGTGTCAAGAATGAAGTATGTGTAGATGCGTGAAGGGTTGGGGTAGAGGGTGACGATGTGACGGTCTGGGGTGATGTCATGGCTGATGCCTTCGAGTGCCATGATTTGTGTGACTGTTGATGGGGTTGAGTTCGGGAATGATTTGGTGACCGAAATCTGTGACCCGATGTCGAGGGAACTGATGGAGGTTCGTTGTGCATCGGTGAGGCCGTTCATCACGACTTGAATGTTGCCAAACCAGAACCTCGGTACCGGCTGAATGAGATACCCAGCAAGGTCACCAGCGTCATCCAAAGTTTCCAGCAAGGTAACGACTAGAGGTGTTTCTTGTGTACCGAAGTCCGCTACCGATGCTGCTGCGATTGCTGTTGCGAAATCGATGGTTGGTTGCAGATTGTCTACTGTTGGGATTGGTGGGGCAATAGCGACGTTCACCGTGTTGATTACGGATGGGTTGGTTGGGGTGAAGTCGTTAGGCCGTTGGTCGTTTGCTGCAGCATAAAAATCTGACAAGAATGCAGCGAGTTCTGCTTCGTTAATCGTGAGAACAAAGTCGGACATATCAGTTGCTCACAATGTCGAACGTGGTGTATGGGATTGCGGTTCCACCGATATCAGATAGGTAGCCGTTGATTGACTGTAGTTTTCCGATAAGTCGTTTGTCGAAATGAAAATTGCCTGAACCATCGACCCAGATACGGCCTTGTTCAGATGTGTGAACACGCATCAGATATTCCAGGACTGATGACGAAGAGTCGATTGGGGCGTTACCTAGATTCGCTACACCTTGTTCCAGTATCCGTTGACCTGCTTTGCCGAACGCATTAACCAAAGTCAACGCTTTGTCAATGCGCACGTCAGAGCGTTCTGGCACTACCGAACCAGCAGGAATCTTGGTGTTGTTCAACCTGAACAGCTCATCAGAACAGTTCACAGTCACAAGTGACCTGCTTGGGTTCTCGATGCGCTGGTCATATTGGGTGATGATGCCGGTGAATAGATAAGTCCCGTTACGACTGATCCGCACACCAGAGTTCAACTCAAACCCCAACCGTCCCTTAGCCGTATTCCAATAAGGCGAACCCTCATTCACCAAGCTGAACCTAAAGTCCCTATCCTCAATCTGCAACACCGCAGTCGAAGGCTGACCCGTAGGGTCACGGAACCTGTTCTGCCTGCCACGATTGATAGACACCTGCTTCACATAAGCAGTCACATCCTGCCAGTCAGTCGTACCCTCAAGAAAATAAGTTGTTGAATCCAACAAACCAGCGACAGCGGAATCCAACACGAACGCATTAGTCGACGCACCATAATCCATCTCCACCGTATAGGTGCCACAGTTAGGAATCGCAACAGCCATCGTGCTACTTAACAGTTACAGGGATTCTGCCCTTAGTCCGATTGTAAGACTGCAACGACTCAACCACCTTCTCAGCCAAACCCTGCTCCGCAATCGCAGCATTGATATTGATCTGATAAGTATCACTCGGCTTCAACGCAAACCCACCCCCAGCCGTCACCGGCACCTGACCCGACACCCCAGCCATCGGATTAGGCATCCCACCCAACACCTTCGGATACTTCGCAATCAAATCAACTGTGGCTTTCAATGACTCATTCAATTTGTCCTGGGCTTCACGCTCACGATCAATCGCATCAGCCAACGCCTCAGCAGCAGCCATCTGACGTTCCTTGGCCTCAGTCACATCCTTTAACGCTTCGTCATAAACCATTGAACCAATAGTCGCACCGAAGATAGTTTCATTCAGAATCGTCTGCTGGTCATTCAACTCCTTAGTCGAACCAACCTGAGAATCCGTAGCATCAGCAACACTCAACTTCGCATCAGCAAGATTCAACTCTGCTCGACGAATATCCATCGGAGAAGACTCAGGGTCTTTACGAACCTCAGCCAGATTCTTCTCAGCATCAGCAACCGAATAGATAGCCTCCTCAACAGCCATCGTCGTCCGCTCCTGCGCACGTTGCGCCCTAGCCAACTCAACCTGAGCTGCCTTAGCCTCAGGGCTATCAGCACCAAAGCCCCTTGAGATTTGATTCAACCTTGCCACCGCTTGAGCAACATCAAGATCAGCCTCAGCCTGAGACTTCCTAGCCCTATTAGCGGACTTTTGTGCATCAGACAACGACTTCTCGTTGCTGGTCACAGTCTTCAACGCATCACCATATTCTTTAAGTTTGTCCGTAGCCTTCTTAATCGAGTCAGCAGTTTTCTTAACTCCACCACCAAACTTCTCACTACTAGAAGCAGTCACATCAAGGGTCGCACCAAGCGACCGAGCGATGTCTGTCCATCGAGCAGACTCAGCACCAGCAGCTCTAGTCTTGCGATTGTTTTCGTTGTAAACAACACCTAGTTCATCAACAACTTTTTTCTGTTTTTCAAGTGCAGCGTTTACATCATCTAATTGTTTTTTGGTTTCTGCTGGTGTAGATATTTTTAGTTCAGTCCCAGCAATCGTATTGATAGTTCCGAACAGGAGGTTGATTGGCAAACTAAGTAAAGCTAAGGCTTGGTTGACACCGTTAACAAAATCAAAGAAGTTTGCTTTCATTTCAAGCAAACGAAGTTTTACTTGTGCGCCCGTATAACCCATGTTGTCTGCGAATGCACTCAAGGCACCGGACAAACCACCAGTACCAAAAGCGTCAATCGCAGCCTGAACAGCGTTAGGAAGGTTCTTCATTATGTCTTTGAACCGTTCGCTATTTAGAATTGCGTAACCAATAGATTCAACAGCTTCACCGATGATGATGTTCAGTCGTTGTAGTTGGCCTTGAAAGGTTCCAGCAGCAACAGCAGAAGCACCGCCAAACTGCTTAGTCAGAACTGCTTGAGCAGCAGCAAAATCTTTCGTCTTAACAATGTTGGCATCAAGTGGAATACCAAGTTTGGTGAACGCACCAACATTCCCATTCACGCCCTTAGCCAAAGCCAAGGTGACTATCTCAAGTTCTTTACCGGAACCAGCAGAAATATCTAATGCCAAACCAAGCAACTCTTGAGCTTTAGTCGAATCGCCAGTAGCACGGGTCAACGTGGCGATTGCAGGCCTTAACTGGTCATCAGCAATACCAGTAGCCCGTTGAGTGACATCAACGTATTCCTCAACCTGGCGAATCTGGGCAGTTGTAGCACCAGTAGTTTTTACAAGCTGATCGGCTAGAAGTGCTTGAGATTTTTGGTCTTCCGCTGCTGCTTGAGATGCTTTGAATAAGCCTGCTGCGATAGCACCAGTTGCAGCAGCACTAGCAATAGCAACCTGTTTGAATGATGGCAGGCTTAACCCTAGTTTTTTACCTAATGCGCCTAGTTCCCCGCCAACCGATTTGATGCCTTTGGTGGCACCTGCAACATCGGAAATAAACTTAACAACGAACGTCCGCTCACCAGCCATGCGAAGATTCTACTCAATAACAGACAACCCATTCCGTAAGGCAACAAACTCATCAAGCATCGCAGAATACAAAGCCTTCCCCGACAGACCATCCCAACGAGAAATATCTACAGGCGCATTCCACCAAGCCTCATCCAACACCTCTGAACCAGCACGACGCTGACGAGGCTGACGAACCTGCTTCGAGCGAGGCGACACAGGATTGACGACAGGTTCAACATCCAACCTGAACGATGAATCAAGCAATTCGCCATGACCCTCATGGAACTCAAACGGCTGATCTGGTGCGTGTTGAGGTAGATAGAAAATACGTGCAGGGTCTTTAGTCTGAGGGTCACCAACCAAACCAATACGGTCATGCAACTCCTGCCATACCACACGCCACAACGAAGCAGGCACCTTCTCCGCTAATGGCAAAACAAGGTGATAGTGAGGATCGTCTAGACGATGCGAATAGGTGGAATATGCAAACCATTCCAATCCTTCAAGACGTGCATGGTCAAACGCTTCACCGTCCATGTCGACAACCAACGCCTCAACAAACCTGACATTACGGTTCCCTCTAGTAGTACCCAAGTCATACTCAACCGGTGACCACAACGCCCCAGCCTGCTTGACTGCGTTCTCCTCATGGAACGACAACAGCTCTTTCAACTGCACCCAAGACGAAGCCAACGGCTTCGGATAAATCGACTTCACATTCCTAAACAGAACTGCCATAACCCCTCCTCCTAGAAGGGTACCCGAAAGTCAGCCGAAGTCAAGCATTATCTTTCAAGATGTTCAGCACCTTTTCAATAGCCTCTAGGTACTCCTTCGCTATGTTCTCTTTTTCCTTTCGGACAGTAGGCCAGAAGAAATACCCCTTACGCCCACGATGGCGCAAAAACTGCTGAGTCCTAGGCCTAGCCCCACCACCAAACTCGGCACCAAAGAACACGTCACCCCTAGTAACTGGTCGCTTGCGGTTTTTATTTGGATTTGACTTAGAAATAAACGGAGACTTATGACTCAACGAAACCGTAGGAGTGATGATTGACCTAGCCCTCATTCCTCTCATTACCTGTATCGCTTGACGGGAACGGGTTACCGTTGCAGCCTCGGCTTTGGCTTTAATAATGAGATTTGCTGCAACCTGTCGAGATGCTTTTTTCATCTCTTTATCAAAGTTCTGGTTTGCTCTTTGAGCGTCACGCAAGTACTCAGCGATGCCAATAATTTCAATCGGGTCATTCCCAGCAGAAACGGTTACCCGTCCTGCTCTGCCAAATGCTGTAGCCATAACAACAGACTACTTGTTTAGATGAATTGCTCTCCAACGCAAATAAGCAAACATGGTGAACAACATTCGAGGGTCTTCTGCCAGCAACACCGAAGGCGCAATACCTGTCTCAACAGACAGGTAAGCAATCATCCAATGGGCTGACTGATCTCCAAAGGGACGATCACAGCGTCAGCTTGGTTGCCCAACTCCAAAGTCTCAACATCGTTAATCCAAGAATCAAAATCCAAACCCGTCTTCTTCTGACGATGCTCCGAATGCCATGCAATAAATGCAAGATCAGTCAAAGTTAGTTCAGCTTCAAACTTCGCAACACTCTTATTGAACTTTTTTTCAAAAGCAATAAAGTCTGGGAATGTTGCCATGATGGTTCGCTTGGACTGATCCAAAGCAGAAGTCATCTCTAGAGCTATCTTCATTTTTCCTCCGCAGGGTTAAAGGTTAAAAGTTATGCGCCAGTACCGGTCTTAGTTACAGCACCATCGATTGGGTACGTGACCGATGCGGTAGCAAGATCGCCAACAGCACCAGCAACAGGAGTCCAAGTCAACGGCAGCACATTGAATGCGTACTGTGGGTTGGTGCTTGAAGCAGATGCAGTTCCGTTTGGCTTTACTGTCATTGGTACAGCAGTACCAGCGTTCCAAGCGTCGTAGAACAACTTCTCAATCGTTGGGTAGTCCTGATGCAGTTCGAGTGTGATTGCGTTGTCTGCAAGACCTGCGATGCGTGTTGTCGCACCGGATGAACCGAATGATGTTGTAGCAACTTCAGCCTTTGACAGGTTGAGTGTTACTGATGCAACATAGGACGTGATGTCGGTGTTAGCTGTGCCGAAGGTGACCGCTACGTTTGTGAGAACTTGCTTTGCCATATTGGATACTCCTGCCTTCCGGCACTCGAAGATTTACTACTGAAACTCTACACGCTCGCAGGATTGCGTATCAACTAAGCGTACACCACCACACGGAAGTCAACCATCAGATAGGTCGCATCGTTGCCATCCATCGTGGAGATATTCGAGGCAGACTCAACCAGCAAATTCTGCACCACCCCACCCAAAGAACGATCCGCTTCCAACGCTGCACGAACCGAAGTCGTACCCTCATAGGACAAGTACCCGTCCAAAGCAGTCTGAGCTGTGCGCTCCGCAGACCTACCCACAACCACAGACACCACGAAGATATGGGTCACTAACCCACCACGCATCGCCCCGTTGTAGGTGATTGATTCCAACATAGGCCAAGCGAACGGAGCGTTAATGTTGTCTGGTTGCTGGGCGTAAGACCGTAAGCCTGGGATATTGTCAAGTGCATTGGCGATACCAGTCTTGATTTCGGTGACAGAGTAACTCATGCAAAAATCCGCATACGACGATACGGCTCGACTAGCTGAGCCATATCAGGGTCAAGGAAGCGAGACACACGAATCGCACCCAAGTCACCGAAGCCAGCCACACCGAGCGGAGAGTCGTAGCGTTTGAAGATGCGTGAAGCCTGAATGATTGTGGCTTGCGTGATTGGCTCCGGCACCGAAGGCCAACCGAACACAGCAGTCACCTGAACCAAAGCCTGCTCACCATAGTTCGCATTCACTGTTGGGAACAGGTAATCGCCAACAGCACGAATCTTGTCGTAACTCCAAGTCAACCCGTCAAGGTTTCCGTTCAACGGTTCAAGTTGATAATCGGAACGACTCCATGTCAAGTCAAAAGTTCCGTCAGCCTGAGTGGAACTTTTCAATGTCAACGCCGTTCCAGCGATGTCGTCAATCGAGCAGTAGAACGAATCTTCTGCTTGGAAGATTCTTGCCTCCGCTGTGCCTGTCTGCCAGAAGCGACGGTTGCAATAACCATCAATCAAACGTGACGCTGCCCCAACACAGTTATCAATCAAGTCGTCATCAAGGGTGTCAGCCGTTCCAATGCGGAGAGCTGCCTTCACTTGGTTTCTGGTTGCGTATCCATTGGTAATCGGCATAGTGAACTGATTCTAGTTGATTGACGCAGCACCACGATACGGCACACCCTCAAGGGAATAGTTCACAAACGGATTCAACGAATACACCTGACAGGAGTACACATCCCACAACCGTTGCTTCATCGCTCGAAGGTGCATCTCATACAAAGCCCAATGCGAATCACCAGGCACATAACCATCAACCCTGTCACGCCCACCCAAAGAACCACAGTCAGCCCCAACCAACACAATGAACTTCGCCCCCATGTGCGCTGCAAGGTGCATAGCCCCATGAATGCCAGATGACCCGATAGTCAACTGACCTGACAACACAGGCCAATCCTTATCGTGCGGGTCAAACGATGTTCCTGGTCTACCGGTACGGGTACCGAACGTGGTGATCTTTGGCATGAATCCACCGAAGAATCCATCAGTACCATGTTCCTTGTATGGGGTGAACACACCGATACATTCTTCACGCATCGCCTCATGCTTGGAGTCTTCGTGATAGTGACTGAAACAGTAATAGTTTTTCAAACCAAATACTGAGCCAACGAAGTTAACTGCGATGGTTATCTTGTCATCAAAGAAGTCTGGTGTCAGATAGTCGAGTGTTGCACCTGAGCCGAGAACATAGATGGTCTCGCCTTTATGTAAGTTTTTATAATCGTCAATCGGTTCTCGTGTATCTAAATGGTCGAAGTCCCGATCCAGCATGTGGTCATAATTCAATCCCATCCCAATTCCCTTCGTCGTGATAAATCCCAATGCCCCGCATCAGGCAATCCTGATTGCCAGCGCATGGCATGAAGTGCAGCGTTGGATGCGAAGCTCTTAGCGTTGCGCTCGTTTAGTTCTGGTGCAGAGTTAATCGTAGAAGAGTTGTCGTGAACTATCCCAGCATCCGAAGACCAGAACTGCACGTTGACCCGTTTGGCACGTTCCTCAAAATCGTTGTCCTCAAAATAGGCAGGAACATAACACTCGCTAAACAACCCGACCTTCGCAATCACCTCAGACCCAATCCACGCACAACACCAACCAGGTGTCGCCTCAGTCAAAGTCACCGAATCAGATTTGCAATCGTTGTAGAAAACTTCTAACTGTCCAGGCTCAAAGTACGCATCAGAGTTAAGCAGTATCCAGCCGTCAGCGTGAGGGGTTGCTTTGATACCGAGGTTCCATGATGGGGCGACACCAAGGTTCGTAGGCATAGACCAGACGTGATAGTTCTTCACATGGCGACGGTCAATCACCCAAGGCCAATCATGCAACGTGGACTGCCCACCATTGTCAATGACAATGAGTGTCCCCACCGGATAGTCAATGGACTG